TGTTGACCGACATCATCCATATAAAATATAGTCTCATTCTCATAAGTGTCATAAAAATCTTTACCATCATTAACGTCCTTTACTAAATGCGCATATTTTGACCACGGCAAACTTTCGATCACGGCATTCATTGCTCGTGATTTTCCACAACCTGGATGACCCTGAAAAACTATGCCGACCGGTTCTTGACGAACACACTCCTCGTATGCCTTCACTCTTTTATATAACTTCTCAAAATCTAAATAAGTAGCAGCAACAGAGGCTGAACGCCGTGCCCATTGCTTAAAATCTCCATGATTCAATTTGGCATAAAAATCCTTAATCTTATTTCGATAAACATCTTTAGTTAATTTTTCTCCTATCCTATCCTCACTAATTAATTTATTCATCATGTACAAATGGGAATGGATGCCAAAACTTGTTAATTGCTCTAAATAATGCCTTAACTGGCTTATAATCAAAGATTGCGGCAACAAATCCAAAATATAAAATAAAGCTTCAATAATCATAGTAAACAATGAATGCAAACCAGATATATCATCACAGAGCTTTGCACTAGAGAAAACATTTATACGTTTAACAATCTCAAAAAGTGTCTTTGGTAACAACAATGATATTGAAGCCAAACATACTTCTTCCAACATTTCTGCTTGAAATTTATCTTTAAAACCTTGTACCAATAAATACAAATCTAAAATGCCAACTATGACATCAGCCATCATAAATCCCTTCGTAAAAGCACTTTGTAGTTTAATTATTATAGAAATTACTTTTAACAAAAGATTAGCATCAAAAACTCGTTTCAGGTCCTCAAAAGAACGCTTCATGGCTGCTAAATACCCAATTATGTCTTTTAAAAACGACATTGCATCAACGCAATCACGGCCAAATCCTTCGGCCTTAAAATTGGCCGCTTCAAATAGTAAATATTTCAATTTCTTTTTAGCATAATTTCCTAAATGAACGACCTTTATGGAGGATTTCTCATTAGCTATAACAGGAAACTCTCCCTTATCAAAGGCCTTCCTTGACACCAATTTCAACTCATTTGTATTTAAATAATAATAAAAATATTTTTTGTTCGATTTTAAAGACTCCATAATATGTTCGGTAATAAGACCAGGACTGACCATAGTCCGTTCCCACGATTTTAAATTACTTTTTATACATCCTCATGCAATACGAATAAATATGAGTACTACTCTATTTTATACATCAACTCGCACGGATAATACTACGGCTCACCCTCAATTTCTAAGGGCCACACGTTAGAAGTATAACTAAGTTTATTTTCGATAGCCTTAGCCTCGGGCTTGTTTTGACTATTCTGAGTCCTATTACCAATAGGCTTTTCACTCAGAAAACTTCACAGCTTTCATCTTACACTCATATATATAAATGAGCAAGGTGTTTCGCCAGCACCTACAAATACTATTAAATGGCCCAAGTGTAGCAATTCTCATATTCGTCTCCATATAAGACACATCTCACATGAAAACAAAAACAAAAATA